CCGAAAGCCGTGCGCTCACGCCGTCATCCTACTCAAACCACGCTGAATCCTCAACCGTCACCCGTGGGAGGATTCAGCTAATTTGGGAGGCGCGAGACCTCGAGAACAACCACCCACTTGTCTCTGGCATCCTTCGCAAACTCACCCTCTACACCATCGGGTCTCTCAGGTTCCAATCGCGCACCTCAGACCCAGCCGTCAACTCGGCGTATGAGACCTATTTCAACGCATGGAGCAAAAGCGCAGATGTCTCAGGTAGGTTTGATTTCCTCGCGTTGATGCAACTGGCCTTCTCCTCCTTTGTTCGCGACGGCGATTGCTTGGTCGTCAAATCGCTCACCGAGGACGGCGTGAAGCTCCAGCTCATCGAGGCCGACCGCATCGGCAACCCCTACCAGACGCTTGTCACCGATGACTACGTTGGGGGCATTCGCATCGACGTTTCCACGGGCCGTCCGACCACATACTGCATCACGCGCCGCTCGATGGGATCGCAGTACGTTGACGAACAAGAACTACCCGCCGAACGGTGTTTGCATCTGTTCGACCCTCAGCGTCACGACTCGTATCGCGGCGTGAGCGCATTCGCCCCAGCAATCGCGACTTGCCGCGACATCGTGGACATTCTCGCGGGAGAGAAGAACGCGGTGAAGTGGGCCAGCAATCAGACGGGCATCATCAAGACGCCAACGGGCGAGGGTCTGGGCTGGGACTCGCAAACCGCATCAGGTGATGCCATCGAGAGCATCAAACCCGGAACCATCCACTACCTCAAACCGGGCGAGGACGTGCAAGGATTCATCTCGAACCGTCCTTCGGTGACATTCACGGGGTTCCTCGAAAGCCTACAGCGGCACTTAGCCGACGCACTCGGGCTTCCGTATGGCTTCTTCATCGACTCGAGCAAGCTGGGTGGCGTGACCGCTCGACTCGACTCGCAACAAGCCGCGAGGGTCTGCTCGCGGTATCAGACCATCTTGGTCTCGCGACTCCTCGACCCCATCGTCGAGGCCGTGCTCGCTTACGGCATCGCGCAAGGACTCATTCCACAGCACCCCGACTGGAGAGCGCATCGGTGGCAGTTTCCACCGTGGCCTTCGTCCGACATCGGGCGGGAGACATACGCCGAACTCGCGGAACTCGAGAAGGGTGGCACCACGTTTTCGGAATACTACGCGAGCAAAGGCGAAGACTGGGAGGAGGCATTCGTACAAGCCGCGAACGAGGCCAAACGCCGCGCAGAAATCTTCGCCGCCGCTGGTGTACCTGACCCTCTGATCCTCGCTCAACAGGAAGACTCCGGGGGGCAACCCGCACCGATGAGCGCACTCGATGAGGTGACCGAGTTTGCGGAAGACTCCTTCGTCCCACCGAAGGCCGTGCGTGCGGCAGCTGCTCGAGCACTCCGCGAGCGTGCGAAGAAACCCGCCTCTCAACGCGGGATGACTCCGGTCGGAATCGCTCGGGCTCGCGACTTGGCCAACGGGCGATCAGTCTCAGCCGACACCGTACGAAGGATGAAGGCTTACTTCGACCGACACGAGAGCGACAAGCAAGGCTCGACGTGGGACGAGTACGGGAAAGGTCGTCAGGCATGGGATGGATGGGGCGGGGATGCTGGCCAAACATGGGCGAACCGTATCGTCGAGAGACTCAACAAAGCCTGATGCGGTACGCACTCAAACAGATTGATGGGAAATGGGTGAAGCTCGCCGCTGGCATCACCATTTCCATCGATTTCGACAAGACGTGGTCAGCAGACCCAGCACTCTGGCGCGAGTTCGTGAAGATGGCCAAGTCGCGCGGACATCACCCCGTGATGATTACCCGCCGCGATGACACACCGAAGCAACGTGCCGAGGTTGAGAAGTCGATTGAGGGCGCAGGGTTCGACGAACTCATCTTTGCAGGTGGGACACAGAAGCAGGACGCCGCGCGGAAGGCAGGCGTCAGCGTCGACGTGTGGATTGATGACTACCCGGAGGGGATTCCAAGCTGATGCCGTACGCCGTTCGCAAAACTCCAACCGGGTGGGTGAAGGTGAAGACCATACCCAACGAGAGCGTCGTGTCGCATCACAAGACGAAAGAGGAAGCAATCGCCGCCATTCGCGCGTACTACGCGAACAAGCGCAAACTCGAAACCAGACTCAGAAAGGCATGAAAACCACACGCTTTCAAACGCTCAATCCCATCAGCATCGACGCTGAAAAGTCGACCATCTTCGGCGTCAGCGTCATCACCAAAGGAATCGCGAAGGGGCACGACCTCATCGTCGACGAGACCACACTCGCGCAGGTCGTGAAGTGCGGGAATGGGGCAAAGAACGGAATCAAAGTGAAGGTCGGACACGACTCAGGCGTTGAGGAGATTGTGGGACGGTTGACGAACTTCCGCATCGAAGAGGACAAGGTGCTCGCAGACCTCGAACTTCTATCCTCCTCACCCCGAAGGGATTTCATCTTCGAGATCGCGCAGAAGACACCGGAGGCCGTGGGTCTTTCAATCGCGTTCGAGGGCAAGCCAGAAGCCGCGAATGGTCAGCAGATGGCACGCTGCACTCGACTCCGTTCGGTGGACTTGGTGGACGAACCTGCCGCGAATCCAGACGGGCTTTTTGAAGTCGCAGTTGATGAAACACCAAAAGTTGAAAGCATGAAGGACGAACCAAAACCCGAAGCGATGGCCGCCGAACCACCCGCACCGACTGTCGATGACAGACTCGGCGCGCTGGAAGCAGCGGTGAACGAAATCAAGGCGATGCTCGCAAGCCTCGTCGCTGAAGAAACCTCAGAAGCACCGGAAGCACCAGCGACCCCGGAAGCACCCGCCGAGATGGCCGCAGGTGCCGCTTTCGAGGCCGTGGAGAACAAGATTCTCTCGGCAGTCGAAACGAAGTTCGAGGCACTCACAACTCTCATCAAATCCTTCGGACCTGTGGCACCCGGCATTAAGGCCGAGGAAGTCGCACCCGCAAAGGTAACCGATTTTTCCGAACTACGGAAAAACCCCGAGGCCATGAGGAAGCACCTCGTCGCGCAGGGAATCCTCAAACCATAAACCCAACACAACAAAACATGGCACAAAATGACTCGGGCTTTCGTGCATTCCCTGTGGGGGCTTCGGCCATCACGGTCGGAACACGCATCGCTCTTTCTTCGGGCCTCGCTGTAGCAGCAGGGGCACCTAATGGAACCGCGCTCGGGGTTGCAATCGGAGACGCAGCCGCGAGCGGCATCGTCACCGTGAAGCTCAACACCGCAGGTGGCACTCACGAAATGAAAGCCGGTGGCGCGATCACCGCTGGTGCAGCAGTTTATCCTGCCGCATCTGGCAAGGTTCTCGCGACTGCAACATCATCGAACAACCCAATCGGCATCGCACTCGAAGCCGCGACCGCTGACGGCGACGTCATCGAAGTCGCTCTCGGTGTAAACGCTCACTCCTAACCACTTAGTAAACCATGTACGCAAACACAGGCGCAGTTCTTCGTGGCGACATTCAACAGGCAGTCATTCAAGCAGGTGGGGCCGACAATGGCCTCATCGGCGGGTTGGTGATGCCTCCCTTGTCAGTCGCAGCAAAAGCAGGTCAATACCTCAAGATGGAATCCGCAAGCGGTCACCTGATGCGGGTTGATGCCGACGCCGCAAAGCGTGGCCAAGATGGGTCTTATAGCCGCATCTCCCGCGCGTTCACCTCTGACACCTACCTCTGCGAGGATCGCGGGTTGGAGGAGTTGATTGATGACTCGCAGCAAGCCGACCTTTCGCGTTACCTCGACACCGAGGCCACCATCGCGAAGCTGTTGCTCCGCAACATCAAGCTGGCGCATGAAAGCCGGGTTGCTGGTGCGATTTACAACACGTCGAACTTCAACAACACGACGGTCGGTACGGTGTGGAGCAATTCCGCAGCGGATCCAGTCAGCGACATCCTCGCTGGTCTCGAGCGTTTGGCGAAGAAGGGTGTTCAAGCGAACACGCTGGTCGTGAATCTCGAGGTGTACAACCTCCTCCGCAAGAATGCGAAGATGCAATCGTACATCTTCGGGAGCGTTGGGACGGGCGACCTTCGCAACGTGGATGCCGCGCTCATCGCCGCAAACCTCGGCCTCGACAAAGTGCTGGTGGCGAGTGCCGCGAGCGACTCGTCCAAGAAGGGTCAGGCAGCATCAGGTGGCTTCATCTGGGGCAGCAATCGCGCATGGGTTGGGAACGTGCAGGGCGGGGACTTCGTCGCAGGTGGCGCAGGTCGCACGCTGACATGGACCGCTGACTCCAGCGACCTGTTCACGGTTGAAACCTACCGTGATGAAGCACGTCGCTCGGGTGTCATCCGCGTTCGTCAGCACACCTCCGAAAAGGTGGTTGACTCGACCGCTGGTGAGTTGCTCACGATTGCCTAACGAATCGAATTGAAAGGGGGGACGGGTCACCCCGTCTCCCCTTTTTGTTATATGGTGCCACCAGTCTCACAGGTTCAACGCTACACCGGCCTCGATACACCAGCTGGTCTCGCGGTGCTCGCTCGGGCGCATTACGACTCGGGGCCAAAGGCAACGAACCCGGCACCAATCACGGCAGCACCTCTGATCCCGCCGCACGCTGGAATTTACGATGAGCGTGGTCTCCTTCCACAGATCAAGGGCAAGGGTCTTGAGTTCATCGCGTACGCATGAAAGCCGCATTCTCCAACGCACTCGCTCGCACATTCGCGAACGCCGCGAACAACATGGGCGCGTCTATCCTGCTCAACGGTGAATCGGTTCAAGCGGTGGTCTCCGAAAGCGAATACACAACTATCCCGGAAGAGGGAGGCGTGAATGCCGGGGGTGAGTTGACGGTGCGAATCGCTCGAACGGCATTTGATGAGTTCGGCAAAGGTGGAGACCCTCGACGCAATCAATTCACCATCGACAGCATGAAATACAGAGTCGTGACGGTGAAGAGTTTGCCAGAGAACCCCATCCTAGAGTTTTTAGTTCGTCAGGACCAATGAGCAACTTTCTCGCAGACGTCGCCGCTGGAATCGTCGCCTCGATGAAGGAAGACGACGACCTCGCGACTTTGCAGGTGCTCACCTCGGACACCGACGAGGTCAAGGAGACCGCATCCATCTTCGTGGGTGTTGAAATCGCGCGGGAACTGGTCGCCGGGTCGCGAATCTTCATTCTCGACGGTCAGGCGATTCTTCGCGTCAACCGCAATGCCTACACCGCCGAAGAGTCGGCAGAGATTCGGCAGAATGTCCTAGCCGCACTCCTGAACCCCGTGGCCTACTCAGACTTTGACCAGTTTTCCTACGGAACCGCGAAGGTGCTCGGATTCGTGATGGGGAATCAAAACACCACTTTCGCCGACGAGGTTCAGCTCGACTCGTTCGCGTTCAAGCTCTGGGCTTATCAACTCGAAATCACCGAATAAAAACAACATGGCAACCATCCACGACAACGGGCTGGACTATGGCACACTAGGGACCACGCAGACCCAGACGGGAATGCTTGTGACCCAGTACAACGCCAAGAAATCCAGCGCGACAAAAGAAATCATCGGGCCGAATGGAGACATCCAATCGCTGGCTCTTTACAATCTCAAAACCGAAATCACGCTCGACGGGTACATCTCGGGCACGTTCAGCGGGACGATCGGGAGCGCGGCAGGGACGAGCACCTTCATCGACTCAGTCAACCGCACCTTTAGTGCAGAAGACGTCGCGAAGCTCACAGTCTCAAAAACGCTTTACGCAGGATTGACCTAATCTCAAACCACTTACGACAATGGCTGAAATCATTAAGGGAACAGCGGTGACCTTTGGGACGGGTGGCACAGCGGCAACGCTCATCACCTCCGCAAGCGTCAACAAGACTTCATCGAAGAAAGAAATCCCTGACGGCAACGGGGGATTCGGAGCGGTGGTGTATTACGCACTCAAGGACGATATCAACTTTGAGACTTACGAGGCCACGTCCCCGGATGTTGGCGACGAGGAGACATTGCCGACGCTCATCTCTAGCTTCGTCTCGGGGCTGGTCATCGTCACCTCGTCCGAAGCGATTGAGTCGAGCGAAGACCTCACGAAATCCACCGTCACCGCGGTGGCATACGCAGCAATCACCTAATCATACCCACCCCCGAGGAGTTACCGGAAGCGACGGGGTAAAGTCGCGTCTCCTTTTCAAAACCGGATTCTCACCTTGCCATGATCACCTCATTCTACACCACCGGGAACCAGCGACTCGCCGTCGCATTGGCCACCATCGGAATCCCGCCGCACGCAGAGAACCCCGTGACGGTCGAGCGTCGAGCACTCCCGAACGGAGACACCGAGGTTCGCACGACATTCCACTTCGCAGTCGCAGGGACTTGGAAGGGGTTCGGCGGGGAGCCGCAGATTGCCATCAAGGCCGACGCCATCGCCAACGCTTACTTCGCACTTGGCAAGGGCAAGCGACCCGAGGGCATCGACTTTCGAGTGCTCGCCGAGTTGGCCATCATCCACTCATGTCTGGAGGTGCGCGACGAAATCAACCGAGTGCGCAAGGCCGCAAACCCCGAACAGAGTTACATCGGGGTGGCCATCTGTGAGAACGCGAGCACCCTCGCATCATTCGCTCAGGCATCGCAGGAGTTGACCCGGCAGAAGCTCAGGCGCGGCATTCTCTACGCACCGACCGAGCAACTTCCCGAAGCTCTCAAAACCTTCAAGTCTTTCACCTAAACCATAACCATGCTCAACGACATCCAGCACCTCATCACCGGAACATCGAACACCTCGGAATCCATCGCCGGTATTCCATGCCGACCGCTCACCCTTCAGACCTTCGCTCTCCTCGAACTAACGGGGAACGAAATCCTCACCGCACCAACCACGCGAATGGCCGACGTGCTCGGGTTCATCTATCTGCATAGCGCACCGGAGGCAGAGGTAGCCGAGGCAACCGCCGCTTATCTCGGCGGGGACAAGGCGCGCATTCTAAAGGCCGCACTCAAACTGCCACCGATCCCACTCTCTGACCTCACGCAAATCGCTGGTCAGATTCGTGAGATGATTGAGAAGGCGATGGGTTCGCAGGTGACAGTCGAGGGAGACAC